CCAAGTCTTGAGTGCTCGCTTGAGCTGTTCAAGTCTCTTTTCTTTGATAGTCATAATACCTTTTGCTATGTTCTACACTATTGAAACCGTACCAATTAACGTGCCTTCTCAGTGAGAGTGAATTCGATCACGTGCTCCTGTGTTTCAGCATGTTAGTATCGTCTCATAGGTAGATCAATATGTCAAGGTTTTATTTTGAACGTCTCGAAATTAAGGCCGTTCGCTCAGTTTCGGCAATTGTCTCACAGGTAGAAAAATAGGTCAAGAAAAAAGAAAGTCAATGATATCAAGGACTTACAAGCAAACAGTTGATATCATTAATGAAAAAAAATGCATAGATCAATGAAAATGAACGCAATATTGATCCACGCATAGGTACATACTTTGCAAACACCTTGAAACAGCCGAAAATAGATCTCAAATCTATGGAATATCTAACAATATCAGTGAGATAGACGGAAAAAGAGCTGCATTTGGTGCAAAAAGTAAAAAATATTGATACGGGGAAACCCTCCGACCCCAACATCGTTATACCCCCTCTTATTTTTTCTCTAAATATTCTAGTGCTGTTGTTGTCAAGTGTACAGAGCCACCTTTAGCACCTACTCTAACCCATCCATACACTACAGTTAGCCTATGAGCCATGCTAAGCACACTGTAGTTATACCTGTAGTTACACTGTAGTTATACTATACTTATACTACTCTCTTCTTCACATCCCTTACCTTACAGTATAATATATGTAAAACTCAGCCCTACTGAGAATGGCCCTTTCATACCCACCGTTACATATTCATTACACTTACATCCACGTAAGTCTACTGTTTTCAACACCCTGCGGTCCTACTATTCCTGCTACAAACTTCTCCAACTCCATATCAAATAACTCATCTCTCCTATCCTGTATTTTCACATCAGCATCAGCAGCCATCTGATCCACCCAATACTTCACAGCCATAGCCAAGGCATCCAAGCGGTCATCGTGTGTCAATGCACCCTTATCACGTGTAATCCTCGTCATTTGATGCATAAGCATGTACTTGCACTGTGATTCAGCAGGATAATGTTGCACAGTCTTATAGTCTTTTTCAATAACTTTAGGATCAATGATTAATCTATGAGAATTCATCACAGGTTCAATAGTATCACATATACGTCTTTCCTTCTGCACATTGGAACGTATCTCCTCCATTGTCACTTGGTAGATCTTCAGGAGAACTGGTTTCCACAGTTCCATGAACATGCCATCTCCAAAGTTACTTTCAATAACCACCATATTGACTTGGTTCCGTTTAGCAATCACTGAGAGTGCTCTCAGGTTCTCTTCACTATATCCGCCTTGTATTCCGCCACATTCCGCCACATAGAGAAATCCATTCAGCATCTTCACTACAGCATACCCGCATTCGTCCTTTCCTCTTCCACTGGGGTCAACAGACATTACACTGCCACTATAGGGTAACCAATCTCCTAACTTAGTCTCAGGACCATAGTACCCATCACCTGGAAGACCCACATTAGGAAGGTCTGTAATCTTGTTATTACTATCTCTACCCCACACTGGTTTTTCAGGAGCAGTAGAGTCATCACAAGACATTATAATAAGGTCACTCAGTTTCAATGGGTATCTATCTGCATCTGAAAGAGATGTATCTAGTTGGAACTGTAGGTTATACCCTGACCTACCATAAGAGAGTTCTCTCTCCAGTAGATCCTCGTCATCAAACCTCAAAGGGTCTGTAGGTTCACCTTCCTTATTCTTCTTTGTATCAAGGTTCTCCTGTATGAACGGAGATAGTCTACTGTTGTATCGAAGTAGTTGTTGATGTGAAGGATATCTACTGGGCCATATCCTTGTTTCATACCCTCTATTTGGAAGTGTCTCATACAGGGACATCTCAGTTTGAGGTGTTCCCAAATAGACAATGGTTCCATCTGGTTTAAGGATAGCATCAAACTCCTTCACAGCCTCACTCAGCTTGTCTCTCATGGTCTGAGTCATGGAGTTATTGGGTACTTCTACATCATCTGCTACAATAAGGTCTGCTCTAGACCCTGAAAGTTGACCTGTTATCCCTACACTTTTTACAGAAGGGCTGTGAGAAGCCTTAGAAGGGCCGACATCAAACGAAACTTTTGACTGCCTCTGTCCCTCCCGTGATCGTAAATGATGCAGCACAGGCAGTTCTGAGATCAATCTCTGGGTAAATGTAGAGAAGTCATCTGCTCTGATCTTACTTGCAGATACCACCAGTACTTTTGCTTCAGGATCTCTGAGGAGTCTCCATGTGACATAAGCACTGGTAATATAGGATTTACCCACTCCTCTGAATGCTTCAACGACAGCACGTTTAGGTGAGTTTTGAAGATATTCAGCTATGTCGTACTGTACTGGTGTGGGATCTGGGAGGTTAAGGTGTTTCCAGCATAGAAATAGGTAGTTCCTGAAGTCTCCCAGTTCGTTCATTATTTCTTCTTCTTTTTAACTTTTAGATCTTTCTTCTTTTTCTTCTTTCTTTCTCTTCGCTCAATGTGCTCTTTCATTCTATAGAACTTTTCATCTTCTATATCTGCCTGTTTCCACATTTCCTCTTCTTTTTTCCAATCAATTTCAGCTTTCATTGGTATTACACACTGATCTGAACTACACTCCTTTATCTTTAAATCCTTCTTTTACTACTCACTGTCCTCCTCTTAGTTTCTCCAGTTTCTCTTCCTCTTCGCTACCTTTAAACCTATCGTACTCCATACCACGCATTCCCATTGATTGTTGATAGGCTATACGTTGGTTACGTTGCTTCTGTGACTCTTTCTTCATTATTTCAGTTTCCTCTAGGTTCATGTCTTGCTTCATCTAACTCCATTTGGGTTGGAAAAGGCATATTAGTAAGTAATTGTTGAAGAGGGTTATTATTTACTGGCAATGCAGTAATCTCGTTATCCTTGAGGAACTTCACTGCCACTGCTAGGTCTGCTGGTTTTGCTTCTCCACTCTTGATACGTAGTAGGAGTTCCTTAGCTACTTCGTTGTGTAGTTCTTTTAGTTCGTCATTCATGTATTCCTTCAGTGTACTGTGTTTTACCGTCTACCCTACTTGCAGTAAGTACTCTTCCACGGTTTTCTCCTTGGTTGTTATAGCTACAATGTATCCATCCACTTGTAGGATCTCCTTGTTCATAGAACTCAAGGATGAGTTGATCAAATTTAATATTCTGTTCAATCCATTTAGCTAGTTGAAGGTTATCTATAGAGGGGCATTCCAGGTCTGCTGCCATTCCCAAAACATGTTGGCTGGAATCTCCAGAACCTATCTTACGGTTCAACTCCAACACTCTTAGACCCGAATTAATGTTGACTGTTCCATGTACCTCACGAATAGGTTGAAGTACAGCAGTACAGAGTGCAGTAAGGCATACGAGTTGTGAGGTATCAGGAGAGTTGTTAATACCGTTACGGATAGCTGTCTGTGATCTGGTGAGTTCTTTTAAGGAGAAGTTTTTACTTAGTTTCATTTTTATGTCATATCCTCTTTTCTAGGTGCTTGGAATAGTAGTTCTCCTCGACATTGATTAGCTATTTCAGTGTACTTTCGTTGCATCGTTGCACCTTGGTACTTCTCTACTTCTTGTGCGGTATACTTCTCTCTAGTTTTATTAACTATACAGTCACATAAAGCACCGTTGAATGTAGGGTTCCTAGAGTCCACACTCATAGTCCCTTGGTAGCAACCCATCCATAACAATCGTATCGTCTGTGTAGTAAATGTACCTGTGTATGGTTTAGCATAAAGAGAAGTACTCACAAGTAGCACAATGATGCAAAGAAGAAACTTACCCAAACAACTCCTTCACCGATTTAAAACTATTCTCTGGCATTTCATCTACCACAGTATCTACCAATTTAATCTGGTCTTCACTTAGGTTATCTTGGATCATCTTAGTTACATGTTCTTTAGCTAAAGTACTAGCAGAATCTACAACTAAGGATTGAATTATGTTAAGGAGTAATGCTGGTAACATCTTCTTCTTTCGGTTTAGTGGGTTCTGGGTTATGTTCTGGCTCATCATGTGCTACTTCAAACCAATGCTTTCCCAGCATACCTATGATAGGTAGAAAGGCACCGAAGGCTAGGTTAATAAGGTCTTTACTAGACTGAGCTAGTTCGTCAGGCTTGTTTACCATAGTAAACACAAGCCAACCAAAAAGACCAAAGGCAAGTAACGATATAAGAAACCTTGCCCAAAATCTAAGCTTCATAAGTTGTATATGTGGATCATCCTTTGGTTTTCCACCATTTTTTACAGTTGTTTTTTCTGTGACTGTTTCCATTATTTTTTAACCATTAACTCTCTGATTGCTTGTGTGTTCTGTTCAAGGGCAAGTTTAATAGAGAGAATAGCATCAGAGGATTTCTCAACTATTGCCATGAGTTTCTCATCGTTTTCTGCATCCTTTGCCCAAAATGCTTCTCGTTCCTTTCTTGCTTGGTCAGTTGTATACTTAATAAACCAAAAGGAAGCAATGATGACACACGCTGGAATACCAAGGTCCATCACCATTGTGTATAGTTGACTTACTTCACCTGTCATTTGCTGTCCATAAGTGAATTGATAATCTGCTGGGTTCATGGTTTAGTGGGCCACGTTATATTGTCTGGATTAGATTGAGTAGGTACATCCCTCAAGTTTTGTCTATAGGTAGACATCTCGGAACTGAGAGTTTGATCAGAAAGAGCTAAGTAGTCTGTTTCTGCTAAAAGCCTATTACGCTTTAAGCGTATACTTTTCCACTTGTCTGCCAGCAATCGGGCATCCCTTGCAGTATCGTCTCCTGCGAAGTGAGACATTTTGTAGTTGGTTTTTATTACCTCACCATACGTTTTTGACTTAGGGTCTTCGTCCTTTTCTTCTGACTCAACCACCTTTACAGACTTACCATCTACATCTGTAGTCATCACAAATGTATCT